GGGAGTGCCCACAAATTGCAGCAACACTGTGTCCACGCTACTCTCCGGGTATGCCTCGGATACAGCCAACTGGCTCGCGAACGTAGGATACAATCCGGCGACCCAGGGCGTATGGCAAGGCGCTGGATTCGTGAATTGCAGCCCGCCGAGCGCGAATCCGTACCCATGCAACTCCGGGAACTTGCCCTATGGTGAGCGTGTAACGGCGCAGGAAGCGGCGGGGGGCGTCTCGTGGGCGTATCGACTGTCAGGTACGGCTGGCTTCAAGACGCTCGGGGATGCGCTATTCGGGGCGGCTTGGACGAACTCTGGAGGCTTACCGGACTACAACCCGCCTTCGGGAGCCTACGCGACGGTTCCAGGGAACTTAGCCAGCCCAAAGTATTACGGGCTCCAGTCTGGAATTTCGACGCAGCCCGCATATCAGGCAGTGAGAACCTGCGCGGCTTTCCCATGCCTTAGCCCGGTGCAACCGGCGAACCTCAAGACCTATCCGATCAGCTTCTCTCTATCCGGCATTAGCGGAGCCGCGAAGTTTCGGGCGATCCTCACGGCTCCGAACGGGGCGCAGGTGACGATCACCTGCACCAGCAGTCCTTGTTCGCTCAGCGGCCTCGATGCGCGGCAGGGGGATTATCTGCTCCAGACGCAGTACTTGACCTCGGGGAACGTGGTGCTGGCGAGTGGGGATCAGGTGAAGTTCCCAGTAATCCCTTAAGCCTATCGTTGTTCCGCAGTCCAGACGAAGACTATATCAGGCCTTACGATGTACGTCAGCTCCACGTCTCCAGATGGAATCTGCTTACCGCAATAAACAATTTCTTCTCCCTTTACGCAGCTAACGATAGCTCGCATTCCTTGACCGTGAGTTGCTTTTCTAATGATCGATCCGCTGTCTGGTATTTTTATATTGCAACCCTCTTTGCACATAGAATAACGCTGCGTATTTCCAGACAGAGTTGCGATTGCCATTAGCAACTTGAACATATATTCTCCATTCTCATTTCAACACCAAGCGCGACACGTGCAACTCAACCACATCCTCACTCATGCCGATGCTCCGCAAAAACGGCGCGCATTCTTCCGAGCAAGTGTGAATCTCCGCGATCCTCCCGCTGGCTCGGCAGGAATCGCATCGGCGGTAGCCAAGATGTTCCGTGAAGCCCTCTAGGTAATTCCCCGAGATGAAGTGCTCAATGCAGCACTCGGGGATGCCGGAATGCTGGCCGAACGCCCGATGGTATATTTTGGCCTTCATTTTGAATCCGGTGCAGCGCATTCAGCATGAACTCGTAGGTGGAGCACAGTGTTAGTGTGGTTAAACCCGTTTCATGCCGCGTTTGGCTAGTTAGGCCGCGTCGGGACCCTGCGCTGCACCGAAACTTGTTATTGCCCGCTTCCTGGACACGGCGAAACCGGAGGCCAGTTATTCCCACAGGGGTTGATGTCCCGCTGGGAGTGGATCGGCGCGGCGAGCAACAAGACCGCGAGAAGGGTGAAGAGACGCCCTCACCTTGAGCGAAATTACGCAGCCACTTTTCGGACAGTGATACATCCAGCGGTGGCGCATTTTCTGCAAAGAAATCGGGGTGCGTCCAGTCATGACGTAGCGATGTGATTGAGCCAGGATAGAGGAACAGCCAAAACTGCTCGCCTTTCTTTACCGCATCACACGTCAGGAATGGGTCCACTATGCCTATGTGCTTTGTATGGCGAACAGCCTTACCGTTCTCGATTCCGACATGCTCCCCTGCTTTGAGCATAGTCGCTGCTTCCATCGGCGCGATGGCCATATGAACGGCATCCCTGTGCTGCGGATGCCGTATGATCTTTCCGATTCTGAGCGTGTCCAAGCGCTACTCCCCATCCGGCGTCGAGTCGATCAGCGTCTGCAACTTCCTCGACAGCGTGTTCAGCGTTCCTGGACCATCGGACCCGGCTGTAGCGCGGTCAGCACGTCATAGAACGGGCCGTACACGTCAGCCGCGAGAACTCCCGATAGCCCGTTGATTGCCGACTGTGCGAGCCCGTTGGCTTCATCCAGATCCGATTTTGCCTTAATCAGCTTTTCTTTGTTCACTTGGTTCTCCTTTTTACGAAATCTTCTTCCACGCGACGAACATCCCGGCCTCTTGCACGTCTTTCATGAACTGACCCGTGTATCCCTGTGCCGTTGTGCCGGTCCAGATGTCGCCCGCGACATAGCCATCACTCCCGGTTGCGTCCACAATCTGCCGAAACTCGTCGCCTAGGCCATTGAGCGACCAGAAGGTAATCCTCTGGCCCACCGGATGCGCTAGCTTCGTGGCGCTTACCGGAACGACAGGAGGAGGCACTGGAATCGGATAGGGCTTGTAGTCGGCGATGTTCGTGCTGGTGATGATCCCGTCAGGCGGGCACGGTAATGAATTGCCCATGCCCATAACATCAGTCGAGACATCTAGCCCCGTTCCGCGTTCCACCCATGCCCAGTTCTGATTCTGGCGTACGCGATGAATCGTGAACGGGTCCACGCCGCCATCGCCGCCCTCGATGAACGGATCGAGCTTTGCGCCCGCGTTGAATAAATTTCGCAGCAGAGCCTTGCGGGCAGACGGGTCGAGCGCGGGCTTGTTTTCATTGGGAGCGCCAGCCATGCCGTTGTAGAGTTCCTGCCAACCGGGCGGCTTCGACGCGAAGTACGCGATATTGAAATTCTTCTGGTACGAGCCGACGACTCCGCCGCCGCCTGCGATTGGTTCTGGTATGGTGCTCATTGGTTCTCCTTGGGTTCGGTCGGTTGAATTTTTCTACGGTCCCACTCTTCGATATAGTCAGCCCACTGCCGGATGTGGCGAATGTCCGAGTCGGTAATAACAAGGCGCTCCATTCGCGCCGCCAATATCCGCAGGTTAGTGGCGTTCATCGCAGGCGGACGCGATCCGCTTGTCATGCCAGCAGGAATTGGCGTGGACACGGCTGCGATCTGTTCCGAAGTGGCTAGAGACCACTCTGAGGGATCAGGGTTTATCTGCCTCGCTGATGCATATGCTGCATTGCGGGAATCTACGTCGATGCGTTCTTCGCCGGGGGTTGCGGATGGTTCTCCTAGGATCATAACTCCACAAATCCTTTCTCGTGCAATCGGTCATCATAAAATCGATCCAGCGTCAAGCTATGTATTGCGTGCCTGTCGTCTACTGTCCGCGATTGCACGATTCCGCAGCGCGAGCAGAATAGCATCTTCCCTCTGACGCTATAAGCGACACACCAGCGATCCGTCGATTTCTCATAGCCTTGATAGGATCTCGCTTTCATGGAATGTCCAAGCCGTTCGCACTTCAGGGTTGGGTTGCGAAACTCGCGCCACCATCTCATTATTTGTTGGCCTCAGGCTGCGCTTCGGTACTGACTGAGGTGGAGGGCTCGACAGCCGAACCTAATCCTAGCGGACACCAACTAGGGGTGGAGCACTCATCACGCTTGTGGTGTGGACGACAAGCAATGGTTATTGCCCTGCCAGCCGATTTCATGCAGATAACTTTTTCGTCGTCATCGCAAAACCAGTCATCAGGGTCGGGATCGGGGAGCACCCCACGGAAGGCGCAATCCATGCAGTTCATGACGGTCGGCTGTCTAGCTTGCTCAGGTTCGGGCGAAGCTGGGATGCTGCCTGAGGCCAATTTATGGCGATAATTAACTTGACACATCAGGATTTTGCCTTCATAATTGGTTCATGGCAACCGAACCGAACACACTTCAAGACGCGATCCTCTACTTTGCGGATGCCGATAACTGCCTTAACTACCTCGTTGCGCGTCGATGGTCTAAGGGTGTAACTTGCCCCCGTTGCGGTTCGGCAAATGTTGGCTTCGTTGCTTCGCGCCGTATCTGGCAGTGCAAGACTCGCCATGATCACGCGCAGTTTAGCATCAAGACCGGGACTATCTTTGAAGACTCCCCGCTCTCTCTCGACAAGTGGCTTCTGGCTATGTGGATGATGGCCAACTGTAAGAACGGCGTTTCCAGTTACGAAATCAGCCGCGCTACTGGCATCAGCCAGAAGTCTACTTGGTTCATGCTCCAGCGCATCCGGCTTGCCATGCAGGGTGAGGACGGCGGCAAGCTGGGTGGCGAAGTGGAAGTGGATGAGACATTTATCGGCGGCAAGGCTCGGAACATGCACGCTGCAACGCGTGCGCGACGCGTGACAGGTCCGGGCGGCAAGGACAAGACCGCCGTTCTTGGCATCATAGAGCGCGGCGGAAAGATCCGCACGCGGGTCGTACCGAACCGCCGCAAGAAGACTCTGCAAGCGGAAGTTCGCGAGCATGTCGAAGCAGGTAGCACAGTCCACACCGATTTCCTGTTGTCCTACGACGGACTGGAAGCCGATTACACGCATCAGGTTGTTGACCATGCAGTTGAATACGTTCGCGGCAACGTCCACACGAACACGATGGAGAACTTCTGGAGTCTGTTGAAGCGCGGTTTGAATGGAACCTACGTCAGCGTAGAACCCTTCCATCTGTTCCGTTACTTGGATGAACAGGCTTTCCGCTTCAACAATCGGAAGGATTACAACGGGACGCCTTTGACCGATGGCGAACGCTTCGACTTGGCCGTGCGTCAGATCGTCGGCAAGCGGCTGACGTGGGCGGAAGTGACGGGCAAAACCGAAGAAGTGAGGGTGAACTAGCGCGGGGCGCTTGCGCCGGGGTCCGAAACGGAAGGCTTGACCGTTTTCTGTTTCGGCTTTGGTCCGCGCCGATTGGGATTGAGCGCAGCTTGCTTGCGGTGTTGCTCCACACGCTCTTTGATGACGCTGTGCGGAACGGCCAGAACGCGATCCACTAGACTCGTGAATGCTTCGTACTCGGATGAATGCTTCATGTACCCTCATTTTAGTCTTCTTTTATCAGTACTGGCTTGAATGACCTATATGGCTTGCCCCCCTGGGGCCTGAATCGCAGCGATTTTAGATCTGGAACTACGTGCTTCCCATCAAATATTTCCCACAACTCATGCTGTGCGCCCGGTTCCATGCCGAACCTGCCTTTGCCTTTGATCATTATCTGAAATGCGGTAGCTGCTCCAATCGAAGACGGGTTAGCCTTATGTGCCGCTGTCTTGGCTTCATACAATCGGTAGATACAATGATCTAGCGGAATTGAATAGTTCCACTCCTGAAGACAGAGCATAGCTCTAGCTATTTCGGTTCCCTCGCCTACAATGGCATAGTTGCTTTCCCAGGGAGCCTTTCCAAACCGATCAAGTCGGATAAGCATAGGCGTATCCCCACAGAATCCACAAAAGATCAGGTCTGTGCCTAAATCCAGTTTTGTAATCGACTCCCAAATATGATGATGAAATTCTGTGAAGTGCTCTGTTCTAGTTTGTCTGAAGTCGGCATAGGCCATGCCGAGCGCTGAGTAAACGAACTCCTCGGTCATCTTCGCCTTGCGCTTTCCTGCCGCCTCTCTCAATGCGGTTTGAAAGGAAGATACAACAATGTCAGCATCACCGCTTTCGGTTGCTTGCAAACAAAAATTGTTTATGGCTACCTTGCAATCGGTAATTAGTTCGTGGGCATCCGATGGCCTCCCTGAAAGCAGTGCCGATACACACCCGATTTCACGGATTTTATAGGTATCCTCGGTCCCAATTAGTAAACCTGTCGAGGTGCCTGTTTGGGCTCTCCAATCAGCGCAAAGAACAATCGCGGGGGTTCCCTCAAAGTCACACTCAGCCGCGATACAAAGGGTCATGGATTCTTCCTCCGAGGTAGAACCACCATCGTACCGCTCGACACTTGATGAGTCAAGGTAGTTATCGCCCAATTTATCGGTCATTTCTTCACCACCGTCAAACCTGCCAGCCGCTCGACAATCGCATCGGCCAGCGCCGGGATCAGTTCGGCCTTCACGCGGTCGATGATATGATCCACAAGCGGCGTAAGCGCGGCCACGTCCTTCTTCGGATCTGAGATGTCACCGATTAAACTAATGTTATTTATCATCCTCGATTCGATCCTCGCACCCCGCCAAGCGGAAGCAGGCGCGGATGCCAGCGTCTACTGCCATGCGATCTGCTGTGTTAATGATATCCGGTGCGTCGGTCGCGTCATAAACGCACTGAAAGGTCGTGAAAAGGTCTTCCATGCTCACCTTTGGCGTCTCCGCTGGCACGGATGGCGCAGAAACGCTTTTATTCCACGCTTCACACTGCCGTAGGTTTTTGTCTTGCGGGGCCACGCCCTCTTCGGAGGGCTCCAGGAAAGGAAATGATTTATCGCATATGCCTGATAACGCAAGATGCTCGAAGGGGCACTCGGCATTAATACTCATTGCGGCGCACTCATGAATTTCACGGAGCGCCTTCCGGGCCTGGGCCAGTTGCGCCTGGGCCGCATCTTTCTCCTCGCCTTCCAGCGCCATGCTTTCTTCGAGGGCCTTAGCGTGTGATTCCAGCCGCGCAATCTCTTCGTCCTTTGCCGCGTTCTCGGAGCGCAGGCGGTCAATTTCAGACACGAGTTCTCCGGGCTGTTTTAATAATTGGCTTGCCTCTAGCTGGACAGTCAATCGAGCAATCTCTTCGTCGGCCCGCTGCAATGCGGCCATTGCGAATGATAACTTTGTACCTTCCGTCATTCCCACCTGTTCCGCCATCTCAGTAGCCTCCTTCGTCGAGGATATGCGTCGCCAAATCGCCGAGGTTGTTTGTATTTTCTTTGGATGCCAGCCGCACCACTGGTAGCAGATGGTCCTCGATGAAGGCCAACGCTTCTATAAGCGGTACACAGGAAGAACATCCGCAGCCCTTTGCCCGAAGATTTAAATCGCCAAATCTCGCCCGCGTCAGTATCTTGCTCTTTTTCGCCATCTCACTGCCCTTTGCCGCTTGATCGGATGCGCCCAAGTCCCCATTTATTTGTGCACATAAACTGCTGTCCGTCGCGATCAATCCAGAACCGTACCAACTTTCCACTGACAACATCCACAAATGGCGGTGGCCAGCTAATTGGGAATAATCTCTTGAATGGCAAACTCATTTCCCAGCCTCGTTCCTTGTGGCTTCCCTTTGAATAGGCCGTACAAGCCTTGGCCCAATACTCACATCCGCCTTCCCAAACGCCGCAAGGTTCGAGAACTCGTTGCACTTTTTCAAGTCCAGCGTATCGGGCACTGGGTTTGATATGGCGTACTTCGGAATGTCCTTCGATGCCCACCCGACCAATCCCTGAACGACCAGTCCGACCGCCGCAACACCGTTTCCTAACTGAGAGGGCGATTTTCTCAGCGTCGTCTCAACCTGAATCGCCACGCCGCCAGCCGTCCCAAATCTTCCGCCCCACTTAACAAACCGCGCCGCTGGAGACTCAGCTACGCGCTCTGCTAGGATCGAATCCTGCTTGACGCGCGAGTAGAACCGTATCTCTGGAAACTCCAAACGTGCTTCATCCCATTGCACTGGCAGCGGTCCAGCGGGGCACACAATAATGTCCCATTCGTACGAGGACACTCCATGCCCCAGCAGTGGAGCAGAAGCCTTTGTAGGGCTCAGATCGGCACGCACCAGGACTTGACCACGAGCAGACAGAGACAGCGCTAGGAGGAGTAGCTTCATATTCTCTCTAGCTCGTATTTCAGCCGCGAGGCCCGCCGATAATCTCCGAGAGTAATTCGAACATGGATTGGCTGCTCATCATCCAAGTCCGACGATCCGGGATCGTAATTATATCCGCCAGCTACGGCGACGAGTACCGGCATAACATCGCGCACCAAAAATCCCAACTGCTGATCTGCTGTTACCGCGCCCCGCTCGCTGCGCAGAGCGACTTTCTCTCGCACGGGAGGGGCAGATCCACCTACCGCAAAATCGGGATCGCATCCCGCATGGGCCGCGACTGGATTAGTGCCAAGTTGCGAACACACGATAACGTCTCCAACTCGAATTAGCCGGGCGCAAACAAAACAGTGTCCGTTAACCTTAGCCTTCTCTGTAATCTTGTGGCTCATCGCGACGCCTCGTTCAGCGCAGCATACGTCACAAACGTGCTGATAGACAACTTTGCTTTCTTCGCGGCGGAGACTATCTTGCGTTTATCGCGCATGGTCATCCTAACCGACAACTGTCTAAACTTTTCACTTTCGGGTTTCTTCTGTGCCACTGTCGGATATTATCGCGATATCGCGGTATTTGTCAAGCCTTATTTTCGCCGCAAAACTCCGCGTAGAGCCGCTGATACTTAGCCACGCCATCCTCGATGTTTACGCCCCAAAATTCCTCAAACACTCGCTTCCCACGTTCAATGCAAAACTGACCGGCGATCTCATGTGTGAGCATGTGCAGCCGCGCGACAAGGGGGATGGTGCGCGTATCGTCTTTGGGTGATCCGAAGAAACGAACATGGTGCACAGTCGCCGGAATCTCGCCGGTTATCCAGCATGGCTGAAGCGCCGTCCACGCCAAGCGTTCGCGGTCTATGATTCTCCCTCGGCGCGGCTTTGTGCGCTTGCGCTTAACGCGGGTTCGGCGTAGCATCGATTCGCTTGAATGAAACAACCCACACGAAGGGGTTAATCTTCCACGAACCGGCTCCGTTGATCTTCTCCCAGAGTGCGGCGTATGCGTCCGTGGCTGAGTCCATGACCATCTTCCCCGGCGTCCCCTTAGGATCGTATCCATACACGTTTCCGTTGGGTAATTTGAAGCAGTGGATTCCCTCGGCGCGCGCGTCGGAGTCCGTGATGCAGTTCAATTGCTCGATGCGGACGGCGGTTATTTCAAGCGTGATGCGCGAGGCCCAACGCGGCAGATGAATAGACGCACACACCGGCCCTTTCCACCACGGAACTAGATCGAATCCCAATTCTTCAGTGCAGGGCTCATCGTCGGCAGCGTACACCGCTATCTCGTTCTTGGTCGGCTCTCCGGTCAAAATATGAGGTAACTTTCCGCGCTTGCATGTCTCGCGAACCCATAGGCGATCTCCCACTTTCCCGTATGGGCAGGCTTCGGGATAGATGCCCTGGTTGATACTGGCGACTGATGTGTCACTGCGTTTCGTCTTGATCGCCCACCCACCAAGGTATTCGTGGTCTCGCACCGGCTGTGGTTTGACGATCCGGCGTGTCTGAACTTTAGCGCCGGACAGAATAGCGCGGACCATCGGCGAAGAAAAAAGGATCGGCCTTTCGCGCGGTTCGCTCATGCTGGCATCTCTCGCCATTCGCGGCCATCGAGCAATGCCCCGGATTTCTTTCCCCATTTTATTTCCGCTTCTCCAAAATCGCCGCCGCCCGCGCCAGATGAGTCCCCGATTCGTGCTCCGGCAAAGTCGAGTGTTCAATCCGCAGGCACAAAACCCGAGAAACTTCCTTCATCCCGTCGAAAGTAGAATCGTACCAGCTAGATACAAGCGTAGCCCCGATCGGAATGTTAGACACTCGTAATTTTCCGCTCAAAACATCCAGTAGCGCGTCCACAGGCAGGCGCACGATCTGCTGGCGTAGTTTGGGTGCCGGAAGGGGTTCCGGCTGCGCTGGCATCGCCTGAGGCTTAAACGGCGAGCTTTTACCGGCTGTGCCGCGATGCAGAAGTCGCGGGCTTTCTCCTGGCGCAAACTGAGATGGTTTTGGTGTCATTTTGTCCCCGGCAGGAAAACAAGCAGCATCGGGATCTTCGAACCCTTGAAAATGTTGACGATACGCTTTGAGTCTGTGTCAACGAAGGCGGTTTTGCCGTCCGTCACGACGTACATGTCCGGGTACGTCAACCGATTCCGCACCTGCTTGACGATTCCGCGACACTTTTGCAGCGAAAGGCCCTTCTTCCGAAGCTCTGCGACTAACCGTGCTTCGCGGACCTCCTGCGTGGAGTAGTAGCGTTTGTGGCCGATGTGACGCGGCTGGATGATCGACTTTTCGTCGAGCCATTGCAGTTGGCGCGGAGTCAGGCCAATCGCGGCGGAGACTTCAGTTGTGGTGTACTCGTGCAGCGCGTTCATTGGGTCCTCAACTTTGCGATGCAGAACGTTTCCAAATCCTTCAATGCAACCTTGGCTTGCTGTTCGACCTCTGCCAATCCGACACGGCAGGTTTTGGACACACTTTCTATTTGCGCGATGGCTTCATTGGATGCACGCTGATAGCCCTCCATGTCACCACGAATGCGACCTAACGAATAAGCCCACAGCAGCAGCATGACTCCAGGTATGGCCCAAAGATACTTCATCGCATCTCCTCAAACTTTTCGACTTGGCCGGTCTCAATGTTGTAGCGCCGCATATCGATGCCCATCAAGTGCATCCCGTTGACTGGGATTGGGCCATCAAAAATACCCGCGCTCTTGGAAATAAAATCTATCTGGCATTTTGGACACCACAAATGGCTGTTGAACTCGGACCAATCCGGGTCTTCGTTGCCGCATTCGCAGCCGGACATCTCATATTCCCTTGGCCGCATCACGTAAACGTGTGTACGCTTGGTCATGCCGGATTCGCCTCCTTCAACTCTGCCAACATTACATCGGCCTCTTCGTTGCTGAGTGGCGTGATTCGCGTAAAGTGCGTCGCCCACTCTTCCCAGTCGCGATCTACGTCGCAGACGTGTCCGATAGCAAGCCGTCCTGGATCTCGAATGTCGATCACCACGCATGGCCCGTAGTCTTCATGCATCTCGCCTATTGGTCGCCAGCGATATCGTGTCGGATCAGGGATTGGCGGGAATATCGCCCACAGCGGATCTCCGGCCTTCATGCCCTGAAAATGGTCGGTTTTGTACTTCAGTGGCGCAGCCAGCATCGCGCATTCCTCGCAGACTTGCACGATATTCAACGCCGATCCATTGGTGGAAATCGCCCGATGTGTGGCGGTTTGTCCGCATCCCTCGACGGGAATTTTTGCGTCCCAATTGGCGTCTCGCGTGAACTTCCAAGCAACTTGGCACTTCATTCCGCTGCCGCCATTTCTGCGCCGCGCAGAGCGATTGCAAAGCCAGCCGCTTCAGGCCCATACGTGACGGACAATTGCATGATCGCGTTGTAGGCGTCCTGAACGCGCGACTGCATCTCCGGGTCGAGCGTGGATATCGAACCGCGAATCATCAAAACTACTTCAGCTTCTTGTGTCACCGCACAAGTCCCTCCTGTCTGTCCAGCTTCTCCTGTGCTCGCGCCGCCGCTTCAGGATCGCCCTGCGATAGCGCTTTCCCGTCCTCACAAGAGCAAAATTTGTAGATTCCTTCGATGCAGTGGACGCCGGAACCTGCGCAAAACACGCAATCTGGCCCGGTGTACCACGGAATAGGTCCCTTGCTCATGTGCTCGACTCCTCTCGCTCGTCGCGAATCGCATATTTATTCCACTGCACAACTTGCGCTGCCAGGATTGCCGTCAACTCGGCGTGTGTCAGTTCATGGCGTCCGACCGCATCCGTGATCGCTTTCTGGATGTCGAAGACGCTAAGGTGAAAATTTCGTGACGTGGATGTAGTTTCATACACTCAACGCCCTCGCCGCGTTTCTATTCAGCCGCTTCGCAACCTGCCGCGTGTGAGTCGGGCAGAGTTGCTTGCCGCGATAGAGACTCCAACCCATTCGATATAGCTGCATCTGAGCATCCTCGTGGTTGTCTGCGACCACTCTTACCTGTTGGAGACAGTCACGGTCGCACGTCAAGCTTACATGGCATTTGTCCGCAACTGTTTCCTCGAAATACATCGCTAGAATTTCCGTTCCTTCTCCATGCGCCGCAAACACTCTTCTGGCGTCTCGCCGCGAAGCATCTCGTAGCCACAGCCCACTGTGCCGCCCTTCCAAGATCCGCTGCGCTCGCCCACTTCGTCGTCAAAGGAAACATCGATGCACTGGCGCTGATTCTCGAATAGCGAAGTCCACTGAAGACATCTTGGACGCCACGCACGCCTGTCAACGAACACGGTAGCCGTCCGCTGCTGAACCTCCCCGTTTTTGCGAACGTAGGTGTACGGATATTTGAACTCTTCGCGACCGTCCGGTTCCTTCCCACCTAATTGCCCGCCGATTCCCTCTCCGCGACTTGGCCCAACTTCCCACGATCCGACGTAAGGCACCCAAGAACCATCGGCTCGCCGAACTTCATGGCGCTGATGTTTTGCCTCGAACGGATTGATGCTGAAATTGATCCCCCGCACCCACCACGGATCGGCCTTCGCCCACTCCATCGACTTCGAGTACGGATGAATCCAGACGCAGCCGTTGTGGATCTTGATCGCGATCTCGCGCTCATCGACAACGATGGTGTCTGGGTAATTTGGCGACAGAACCTTGTGCGGAAGGAGCTTGTCGATCCACGCGAAATTGGTGCTGAACGACAGCCAGAACGCGAACGGCGGAAACGCGGCGCTGAACGTCAAATCCTCGTCGTCCCAGTCAACTCCGATGCCGCAAAAATGCGACCACAGATTCCATGAGAACTGGATTGTTGGACCCGGCCTGCGACTCTTCGTGCGGAAGTGCCACCAGCATCGACCGTGACGCAATCCAGATCCCTGCCCCCGCCCTTTTTTGTCGTTGAGGTTCTGCCAGTGCCACCACATCCACGGCGTCTTTTCGCGCTCCTCGCGCTCGGCGATGATCTTCAAGTCGGATTCGTTCACTTTTCTCTCCCGCGTAGAATCTGCTGCATCCTGCGAAAACACTGGTCTGGAGTTTCCCCGTGTCTGGTCGGCTGCATCGAAGGCGGACTTTGTGGCATATCCGGCTCATACTTCGCGCCGCACCCCGGACAGTTGCGAACGAGAATCCCGACATCCTCAGCCGATCCACAGTTTTTGCAGGTCTTAAACTTCGGCATCTTCGTCCTCCGAGGCCCACATCGTTGCTCCACACCCACAGGGAAATATCTCCGCATCGCGGCTGATCGTCTCCAGCAAAACCAGCAACGTTGGCCGGTCCCACGAATCGCGTCCCGCCGTTGTCACACAGTCCCGCAGGTAGCAAAGTAGCGCCGCTCCGCCAACTCCAGCTTCACCGTCGAGCATCGGCTTTGGCTTGCCCGTTTCCGCGTCGTGTCCCCGCTGCTTTACGATTTTGTCGATACCGTCTGCCACCCGGCGCATAGCGGCTGCGGTTTCGGTAAAAGTCATGCGCCACCGTCCCGAAAATACCCCTGATCATACGCCAGCCAAATATCGGATCGGTATGGAGCCGCGACCACATAGCCAACGTTGATTCCATCGCAGGCCATCCCCTCGAATCGTTTCCCACAGTTTTTGCAATGCAATTCCGCACGATGAACGTTGCCCCAAAAGAACTTTCTGGTTATCTCGTGGGCGTGGAATCCGAGCAAACACGCTAGCTTTCTCACAGCGCCATCCCTATCGCCTGCGCCAGCCGCTTCACTTCGGCCTCATGTTCCTCCGGCGTGCGCTTTTTCGTCCCCTTAATGCGAATCGGGTCTTTTGAATTTGCGCGAATTTCCAATGTCGCCCCAAGCCGGTCAACGTTTTCCAACTTGCGAAGCTCGACGGTCGTCCGCGAAAGCGCTGCGCCGACTTTTATCTCACGCGGCTCCAAAATGGCTGGATGCCCCATGTCTTCCTCCCGTTGCGGCGGTTTTTTTACCGCAACTCGCTCCCGCCGAATGATCGCTCTCGCATAAGCTCGCGGGTTTACAGCTTTTCTAATGCGCCAGTCGGCTAATTTCAGAATATCGCGAATCCGCGCATACTCGGGATTAACGCAACTGCGCCCGCCGACTACAATTTCATATGGCGGCATCTCGCTTTCAATCGAACCGCTTCTGCTTTCTTTCCCCGAAAAAATCTGTGCCGCCGACCGAAAAGGCATTCACACCCCTCAGAAAATAAGCTTTATCGTGACATCCACGCCAATTTTGTTGCGAAGCCCAACTACGATCAAATCCGCCAAATCCTGCTCAGATAAAACCGCTTCGGAATAGTTTCTCAATTCCCCGCGCTTCTCGATCCTTACGCTGTGTGTCGGGACCACCACATCCTCTGCTGCTGGTGACTCGCTGCGCTCAGGTAAATCCTGCATGTGCCGCCTCATGACAATCACGACAAAGTAGCCTCACGTCGGAAGGCAATTCACAACCTAGCCTTCTGTAATTCAAATGATGCAAGTCCAAATAATCGCTCGCATTGCCGCACAATTCGCAGCGCTTTCCGCGCTTGGCCTCGATGGATCTTTTAAACCTTTTCCAATGCTTGCTCGCTATATAAGCTTTATAGCTAGACGCGGGAAGTCCAATGCGATCAGATCGCTTAAGAAACAGTTCCGGCTGAAAGATGGGCGCAGTCGTAAATGCTTTACCAAGTGCGTAACTGAGAGACTGATTACGATAAAAATCACCCTTCTTTCTAATGTTATCTATCAGCCTCAGCTTGTTTTTAGCCATTTGTCTTTCAGTTCAGACCTTTAGGCTGGTAGGCAAGGAACGGACCTCAGCCGAAGCCCGTACTTGTCGCCCTTGGTGCTATGCCTGTCTTTTCAGACGAGCCCCCCGCCAGCGGACCAGGGCTTTTGCACGTATCCCCGGCATGGCGCATTCTTAACGTTCACCCGTGAAGGTGCGTTCTAAGGCCTCAGCGCCTATCAAGTTGCCCCCGGCTCGTGAAGACCCCCAGTAGCCGGACTACCGCCTACCCCTGGCGCAATTTCTGTGATCGAGTAGACAAGCCAGTGCGTGAATTATAAGTTCGAATTGTGATCGAGATTGTTCATCCCTAAACTTTGCATCACTTCCCAAGTCCCTTTATTGGAAGTGAAGGGCGATCCGTTGCGAATCGCCCATGCATCCGTTTAGAGGATTTTGGGCTGAGCTACCGAATCCCTGGCCGGGGAACTGCATCGGCGTCAATCCAATCTATGCTACCACGTAGATCTTGTCAAGAAAAAAATGTCGCAAAAAATTCACCGTTTCACCAGCCCCGTTTCAACCGCATACTGAACGACCCTCCACGCCTCGCGATCCCGCGCCACGAACAGCGCCAGATTGGGCACGCCAGAGCGATTAACCGTCACGTATGCGACCGGACAGGCCCGAAGGGTCTTCCATGCCCGCCAGCAGATCGTGATGAAGTGGAGCGCGTTCACGCGAGCCCTCGCGCATCGCAGCAATCCATCTTGGAATCCCACGGCATGACCGGAGAGCCGTAGGTAGATCCGTCCCAGCGGGTGATCTTGCGACCCGTTATCTCGTACTCCAGCGCTTTGTCGATCTTCTTTCGCAACAGAACCTTGGCGCGAGTCGGGCGCACGCCAAGCTGTTTCAGATCGTTGTCGCTGTAGCAGGTAAATGGCCTGTGGGTCCAGGAGCATCGCCGGATCGCCAGCGTTACCGATGTCGAAGTCTTCGAGTGGTCGTTATTATTCGGCCAGTGCTTCACTTCGCGCACTACGCGCAGAACGTCACCGGGGAAGCGGAGCACGTCGCCCTTGCAGATTCGCTTAATCCATGCGTGGCGATCAGGCATGTTTCCGTTCTCCTACGCACGAATAGAACAAGACCGGCGCGTCCGTGTATGATTCCCGCACCGGATGCACCGGATTACCTTCCTTCGTGCGCCGAATGCAGTAAAGATCGTGCGTTTCATGCAGGAGCGATACGACTTCCAGATCGCGCCCGTTAATCCCGCCATTATTCCCCCAAGCGCAGCAGATCATCTCCGCGCTGTCCGCCTCCCGCAAAAGCGTCTCGCGATTTTCCTCTCCCTCGGCGAGCATCCAAGATTTTCGGGCTACCCGGATCATGTCTCGCGGGTCCGTAGCGCGATAGGCGAATAGGTTTGTCACGACCAAGCCGGAAAATCCCCACCGCTTCGTGAAGCCGATACACTTTCGAATTGTCGGATCATCGAAAATGTCGTCCGCCATGCTCGGATTGAGCATCACCCAATTGAGAGTGCCGCGCTTCTGCGCGTTCCACTGGCGGCGAAGAGTGTAACGGTAAATGCTCATAACCACCCAAGAGCGGCGTAATTTATCGCCAAGTGCATCGTGTTGTCAGCGGCGATTAGCAGCCACACGGCCAGCCACGGAGGAGATGCGCTCGGATAACCCGTCGCGCTACAATCGCTCCACTTCGGACGCGGCCAGCCCTTCGCGTGAAAGTCGTCGAATATCAGGAAGTTCTTGGCGAATACGACGTACCGCGCTAAACGAAAGCGATCAATCAATAGATGCGTGGACCAGATCACCAGCAGAGCCTTCCAACTGCCGATAAAGAAAAACGGCGCGGAGTACATCGTCGCATGGCAGAACGCGGCCCATGTGCTCTTGGTTTTGTTTTGCGCCATCCAATCGGACTGCGTGACGTAATCTCCGAAAAGGTGCAGGATAAGCTGAATCACTTTCTCCCCCTCGGCTTCATCGGCAACCCATAACTAGGAGCCTGCCGCTGCTCCTTTGCTAATCGCTCGACCGTCGCCGCCTCATCAATGATCCGCATGTGGACGGAGCCGCACACTTCGGCTGCAATGGCACGCAGGCGCTCTGCGACGTTGTAGAGCGATTCGGATTGGTTCACAGCCTCACTCGCCATGCGATAGATCCTCCTAGAATGGCCTGAAAAACCGCACGATCCACGGCCACGCCCCAATGATGGCCAAAAAAAATCTGGTAGAGGAAATTGCCAGCGCAGAAACCCAGCGTGAATAATACGATATGCCTTTTGCGCGTCATACCTTCGCGGCCCTCAGCGCGGCGTCCATGCGCGTCCGCACGCCGGTATTGATTCGCGCAGTCACTTCCGAATCGACGCGGCGTTCAACCTCGGCGGTAATCTTATCCTGAATGGACTCAAGGTGCGCGTCAATCTGCGTGGCGATCTGCTTGTGGACCAAAGACCACATCGCCTTTTCGTGCTCCTTCATCGCAGTAGCGCAAGATTCCTTCAAGGCATTCAAGATCGGCTCAGCCAAGGTGATCTTTGCCGGATAACCCTTGATGGTCCCGACCTGTTTCGCAACTTCGGATTCCACAAGCGCTTTTGATGCTGCATCCAGGAGCGTGCCGATTTTCCGCCGCGTGAACTCCGCGACAGCCGCTTTCCTGATATGCAACACCACATCGGGATCGCCGTCGAACAACTTCAGCAGCGCCGGTACTGTCAACTGCAATGTCAGGTGATTATTTCCGTTATCGCTCATACCTGCCCTCTTTCCGCCCAGCCATGCGCTCCAGCGCATCATTCACCACAACCCCACCGTGCTCGTCGCGCAACTCGCGTGGATCTGCTCCGCCCTTGAGCAAAAGCATTGCTTGTGCCACGCGAATTTCAAACGCTTCGTTACGCACCATACTATGCTGGGGCTCTTTGATCTCGCGCAGCGTGCGACCGATAGAGCGCTTCATGGCTCACTTGCTTTCTTCAGGCGGATAGCACGTTGCCGATCCATCCCGCGCCACATCGCACCAAAGTCTAGTAAGCTTTCCCGCCGCGAATAGTGCTACGGATTTACTGTCGGTGGTATATCCATTCTTCCCGCTAGAATAAGTGAAGTAAAGGGCCGCACGTTCACCCTTGGCCTCAATATGGCTAGGCTTTACGCCTCCATGCCACACCGAGCACGACGAGTAGGTACATACCTGCATGAGCGTCATAATCACACACACGAACATCGTAGAGCCGGTAATGTAACCAGGAAACGCTAATCGCATTTATTTGCTCCCTTCTTGGAACTCGATGTAGGGGCAGATTTTTCGTTTATTGCTAATGATAACCTCACAAGCGATGCTGAATACAGACGGCTCCCTCGGCCTCGTTGGATAAATTCCAACACCCTTCACCTCCCGGTAGCGATCCATGATCAATACTATGAGATAAAACGCTAAGCACATCGCGGCCAAAAATGCGATAGCCTCCCAAATGTGGAGCACGCCCTGCCATCCGAACAACGAGCGCGGCACTAAGACCAAAGTGACAATGGGAGTAATGATCGTTAGGATTTGCAGAGCCCACCCCAGCGGATAGAAGACCACGATTACGCGGATGAATCTGCATAGGTTGGTTTTTGTTAACTCAGCGTCGTAATTGTGATCGCTAATGTCCCCTAGGAATCTCAGGCAGTGCCGGTACACCCGGAAAATCCTGTTGGTCTTGGAAATAGTAAGCATCCGCTCTCCCTTGGAAGATCCAGTAAAACATAAAATCCAGCGCAAGTAAAGATTTTTCTTGCATTGTTTCCAGCGCCGTGCTAATCTTCTTCTGCATGGCAACAAAGAGCGCTAAAAACGGCGCGAAGAGAACGGTTGTTATCTGCATATCGCCAGCGTTTCACGCGATTCTAAAGGCATACTGCGATCAAAAGGGGCTGCGCATCGGCGCATATGCTGAGCGCTGGCTGAAGGACGCCGTGGAAAAAGGGAAACGATGAGCCCACTCGCCATATGTCCCGCCGATTGGCCATCCGCATCCTACGGTAACATTCGCTCAACGCTATTATCCCTCAAGTGGCAGGAGCATGACGGGCAAACCTTCTTGACGCCATCTGGCGAGTACGCGGTTTTCTTTGAGCATGGCAAGTGGCTGATGACGCGCGAGGCAGATTTTGAGTTCCTTGTCGAGATGGGCAAAGGCGAAACGCGCGAGGAGTTATGCGAGCTTTTGATGACGCTCGGCCTGATGCCGGAGCCGCAGGCATATAGCGAAGCCGACGAGTGCGACCGCAAGTATCACGAAATGGTGGAGGGCGCATGACACCATTTGTTGCGATTATCGATCAATCAGTCGCTCGCTGTGAGAGCGAACTGGCCGCAATCCGCGCCAATCCGCATAGCGCGAAGGACGAAGCGCCCGTGGTTGTTGTGCATACCGAGTCGCAGGACGCGCACCGGGCGATCAAGGAATGCTTGGCGGTGAATGGGATCTCGCACAGTTGCGGATTCCACGGTGAGCGGGTTTCGTTCGAAGTGCATCCGTTCTGCTATCAGGATGCGCGCAAGGCTCTGATCGCCAACATAGACGCCCTTAGATGTCGCGCTCCATGGAGAGACTATCTGTTCTACTTTTCGTGCAGGAGCGGAAAGTGAATATAGAAAATGATCCGCTATTTTACATCTGGCAGTCGATGAAGGAAAGGTGTAGAAACCCTAATCATCAAGCTTACAGATACTATGGCGGTCGCGGCATAAAGGTTTGCAAAAGATGGAAGGATTTTAAGACGTTCAAGCAAGACATGGGTCCGCGTCCTGATGGATTTAGTATCGACCGCTGGCCGAACAAGGATGGCGACTACAAGCCGAGTAACTGTCGCTGGGCGAGCATTACCCAGCAAATAAGAAACAGATCAAACACTAGGTTTTTGACATACAAGGGGCAGAAAAGGCCAATGGCCGAGTGGGCGGAAATTCTGGATATGCCGAAGCACACCCTTGCTGTTAGATTAAAAAATGGCTGGACGGCTAAGCGGGCTATAGAAACGCCAGTCAGGCCGAGGGCCAAGTCGAAGGTGATAAATGTAGACCCTATGCGTTTGAGGTATTGCGGTAAGGTGCTGACTCTTTCGCAGTGGAGCGTTAGGCTAAACATTGGCAAGTCCATAATATACCAAAGGCTTTACAAGGGGCTTCCAGTAAGATTGATCCTCAGTAAGGTCCCCTTGCGCTACGTGCGAGATCGGAAGTCCGCATGAAAAGCTTTCTCAAGTTCGAGAACAAGGGGACGATCACCGGCAAAACTTCCCTGTGGGATGTGTGCTCGCTCTATGGCTGCGTAATCGGTCGGGTGAAGTGGCTGGCCGTGGCCATGGGAAGACAGCCGAACTACGGATTACGCCTATGCCTTCGACGGCGAGCGTGTTTGGGCGAGTTGCTTCGGACATAGTTGGTTTGATCCGAGAGAACCACAGGAAGACGGAGATACCCCGAAGGATGCGGTGTTCCCTGACATGACAGATCGGAAGGCAGTCACCTTTGGAAAGAGATCTGGCTTGATTGTGGTCGGCGCGAACGGTCCCGAATAATGCCTGACGAAACCAAGCAACTGACGCTGGCCGAATCTGCCGCTCTGGAGCGCCAGCAGCCAACAAGCCTATACGCCGTGTTCGCGGATATGGCCCGCGATCCGCGCATCGAGCCGAGCCGGATCGCTCAACTGATGGAGCTTCAGGAGCGGGCAGAAAAGCGCAACGCCGAGAAAGAGTTCATCGAGGCCATGAACCGATTGCAGCCACGCCTCCCGCGCGTCACCAAAAAGGGCAAGATTGAGTTCACGTCAAAAGGAGTAACGCAAAGCACTCCGTTCGCCCGCTTCGAAGACGTTGACGCAGCCGTAAGGCCGTTATTGACTCAAGAAGGATTCTCCATCGCCTTCGGTACGGCACCATACGACAAAGGCGGGTTGTTGATTACGGCCACGCTTTCACACAAGGCCGGTCACTCGCGCACCGAGAGTATGCCCCTACCGTTCGACACGAGCGGAAGCAAGAACTCGATTCAGGCAGTCGGCAGCACGTTGAGCTATGGGAAACGCTACTTAATTTGCGCGATGCTCAACATAGTTACTGAGGGCCTCGATAATGATGCGGCGTCAATCGGATTCGTTACGGAGCAACAGCTAAATAGCCTGCACGATATGGTTCAGGAAATTAGCCTTACGCCAGAGCGGGTAACGAAGTTTTTGGAGACGATGGCCGCGAAGAGTTTCGCAGAGATTCCGCGCGCCGCTTTTCCTGCGGCTATGAACTTACTCGGGGCAATGCGGAGGAAGGGATCGTGATTTTCTACCCAGTCGAGCCTAGAAGTGAAGAGTGGAAGAGACTCCGTTTAGGAATTCCCTGTAGCTCGGAATTTCACCGGATTATAACCGCGAAAAAACTGGAATTGTCCAAGCAGGCTGCTGCTCTGATGTATCGCTTGCTCGGAGAATGGGTAACCGGAGAGCCCGACGAAAATGATTACCAGTCTATGTGGATGGAGAGGGGTATTGAGTGGGAAGATGCCTGCGTTTCGGCGTATGAATGCTTGAACGATGTGGAAACTTCCCTCGGAGGATTTTTCACGACCGATGATGGAATGCTCGGATGTAGCCCTGATCGGCTTGTGGGAGCAGTCGGTGACATGGAGGCGAAAGCCCCAAAACTCAGTACGCAAATTTCCTACGCGCTCGGAGACACGGTTGACGATGAATACCGGATACAGCTTCAAGGCAGGCTGATGATCCATGAACGAGAGTGGATCGACATTTTCAGCTATCACCCCCGGTTGCCACTGCCAGCGGTGCGAGTTCGCAGGGACGATGAGATGATCGCGAAGATGCGTCCAGCGCTAAACAGCTTCGTGGATGTGATGCTGGCGAAGCGCGAAGAGTTGGAGCGGCGCTTCGGGCCGTTCACGCGGCTAGAGCCGGAGCCCGAAGTTGTCGGCGACAAGGACGCTATCACTAACGAGGATGTAGAAAGAATTTTGGCCGCGCAGCGCGAGGGCCGCGTGGAAGATCAGCGCAGCGAAGAGGCCACAAGGTTTTTGAAAGAAATGGAGAGCAACGGATTATGAAACCAGAAAACGAAGAAGCGGAACAGCCGGTATCGGCGGCGGGTTTGTTGGCGAAAAAACACGCGGCAGAGCAGGCGATCCTGAAGCATCAGGCGGAATTGGTTGCCGAACGGCAGGCGGCTGAAAAGCGGATTAGTGAAATTGATGCCGCGCTCAAGGCTACTGGGTGGAAGGCACCGCGCAAACCGCGCGAAAAAAAATGTTGAGGACCTTCCAATTTCGTCTCCGACCGAACGCCACGCAGGCGGCGACGCTGACGCGCATTCTCGCCGACAACTGCGAGACATACAACGCGGCTTTGCAGGAACGCCGGGAGGCTTGGAAGCTTCAACGTAAGTCGATCTCATATCGTGACCAGCAAGCCGAGTTGACCGAACTTCGCAAGGACCCAGCGTTTCAATGGATGGCCTGCGACATCATGCGCGATCCATTACGCCGCATAGACCGCGCGCTTAAGGCGTTCTTTAGGCGCTGCAAGGCGGGCGAAAAGCCAGGGTTACCTCGGTTTCGCTCAAGACAGCGCTATGCCTCCTTTTCGTTTGGTGAATGTAATCGCCCCATCGTCAGGGACCGCTCGATCAAAGTCCCGAATGTAGGCGACATTAGGATGCGTGGCGGACGGCCAGTCAACGGTAGCGCAAAGACCTGCACCGTGAAGCGCGACGGCAAGCGCTGGACTGCCTCCGTTGTTTGCGATATCGGAGAAGCGCCCGCAATGGTAGTGGTATCGAAGGCGGTCGGGATCGATGTTGGCCTGACCAACTTCGTCACGCTGTCGGATGGTCGCGCGATTGAAAATCCACGCTGGGCACGCAAGTATGGGGCGAGGATTGCGGCAGCTAATCGGCTGCTTTCGCGAAAGCAACGCCGGTCACGCAATCACGATCGAGCACTGGAAATCTTGCGTCGAGCGCATCAACGCGCGGCGTATGCGCGCAAGAATTTCACGCACCATGTTAGTAAATGGCTGGTGTCGAACTACGATTTAATCGCGTTTGAGAAGCTTAGCATTAAGGGGATGGTGCGCGGACGCCTAGCGAAGTCCATTCTCGATGCAGCGTGGGCACAATTGATCTGGCAGATATCGTACAAAGCTGAAAAGGCTGGGCGATACGCAATTGCAGTCAATCCGCGCGGTACGTCAATCCGATGCTCGGGGTGCGGGGCTGACGTGCGCAAGACCCTCGCGGATCGGCAGCACAATTGCGCGTGTGGGGTGTCGCTCGACCGCGATCATAACGCCGCTAAAAACATTCTCGCGCTGGGGAACAGCGCTGCGGGCGTGAGCCCTCAAAATCTGTACTCATGTATATAATTCCCATGCTGGATACGCTGAAATGAGTTCCATCCCGCCATTCGAACCAACGTGATTTATAGGGCGCGTGGTGGGCGTTGAGCGGTGCCGGTCCCGTTGGAAATGATCGGCGAAAGTTTCTCCGTCTTGGTTTCCCTCCCACAGAGTGAATTTCCCAAGGGCGGAGCGGGCGACGCTGTTCTCCTCCGACCGGCGTCGCTCGAATTTTGATCGAAAAGGACAATTATGAACCAGATTATCGATTACATGGTGGCGGAAAGAGACAAGATAGACGCGGCGATTCGCTTATTGCGCGGACCCGTATTTGAGTTCGGACCGGTGAGCACGCCGAAAGCATCGGAGCCAGTCAAGAAAGCGGGTCGCAGGCAGTGGACGGCGGCGCAGA